GTGGGAAAAGCACTTTATTCCTGATGTTGATTACACCGCTTATTTTGATGCCGTAATTAAAGCCGCTAAAGCTGAATACGGTGATAAAGACCCACAAGTCAGTTACTATGTAGCGCAAAAAGCAACGTGGGATAAATGGTCTAAAGATCCAACTAACGCGACGCTAACAGGTGTAGACCTGTCTAATTCAGGTGGTAAGACATATACTGACCTAGCACAGCAAGCGAATACAGTTAAACAAATACTAGCAGATCAAACAAAAGCACTTAACGATGCAGTTAAACTAGGAACAGCAGCAACTACATTGTCTTTATATGGCACTGGAACTGCAGATAAGCCCGCTAAAAACAGCATCGCCGCTAATTACAACGCCGCCCAAACAGCGCTAACAAAGGCTCAAGCTGCGGTAGCTAAAAAAGATACACCTAAGGCTCAAGCTGCTTTAACAAAAGCCCAAACCACTTTTAACACAAACAAAACAGCTTTTGATACGGCACAGCAAACTATTACAGATAGTGCTAAAGGTGGCTTAACGCCAGCAGAAAAAGTTATTATTGGTGCGTATGACACCTATCTAAATAAAGCTTATGACCCATACACTAATTTTCTGTCAGGCACAGTATTACCCGCAGGTGGTACGCAAGCAGATGCAACTAAAGCATCAGTAGATAAGGCGCTTGAATTTTATAAAACCAACGGCTACATGCCTACAGTAGATTCGGCTGTTTTGGGTCAAGTGCAGACAGCAATTAGTAACTATGAACAACAAAAAATAAAAGACAAGCAGCTTGAAAAAGCGCAAGCTGTCGCGGCGGCTAGCCCAAAAGAAATTGGGCAGACACAAAAAGACATTTCAAACTACAACGCTCTTATTGCTCAAGCCGCTAAAAACGCACCTGTTGTGGCTGATTCTACGGCAGATGTACTTAAAAAAATGAACGCAGCTAAAGGCGAAACAACTCAGGGTATGGGTATGCCAGACATTTTAAAACGTACTGGTGCTCAAGCAGGTGTAACGCCACCTCAGGCTCAACAAAGTCAAGTGCCCCAGTTAGGGCTTAAGTTGTCTCAAGACTTTAATACACGCATGACGCAGCAAGACTTAGCGGCGCAGCAACAACTACAACGCCCAGGCACTTACGCGGCAGGTCAATTTGACCCATTCTATAGCGGGTACTTAGGTGTAGGTAATAACTATGCAACTGAAGATTCACCTATGTTGCCTGGGGGTATCTGGGCTGGCGGTCCTCAAGTAATGACGCCTTCTAAGGTTGGGTTTGGTATTCAAAACGCCTATGACCCTAACGCATATAGCGCCGCTGATTTAGCAGCTAAACCTGTTAACCCTAGTACAGTTGTGGGAAAAGCCGCAGGTGGTTATTTAGATGCTCAGTCTGTAGGGCAAGGCAACCAAGCGTTGCAGCAACAACCACAGCAGCAGAACAATCAGTTAGGGTTAGCTTCTATTCCTAATATGTCACAGTACACTAACTACACAAACAACCCAGGTATGATGTCACCCACCCAAAATACAGATGATGGCGGTGTAGGTGGTATATCTGTTCTAGGGCAAACTAACCCAATGTGGTAACAAATGGCTACATCAGGAACAACAATATTTAACCCCGATTTATCTGAGATATTTGAAGAGGCTTTTGAGCGTCTTGGATACGACAGAAACGGCATGCCTTTTGAGCTGCGTAGTGGGTATGATTTAAAGACAGCGCGTCGAAGCCTTAACTTACTGCTTGCAGAATGGGCTAATCGGGGTATCAATCTTTGGACTGTAGACTCTGGAGAAATTCCTTTATTAGCAAATCAAGCCACTTATGACCTACCTACAGATACTGTTGATGTAGTAGACCATGTTATTCGCCAATACAACGATACGCAAAACCAAACGGATATTACGATTAATCGTATCTCTGTCATAACGTATTCCACCATACCAAACAAACTTACCACTGGTCGCCCTATTCAGGTCTATGTGGATAGAAAAACAACAACACCTACCATTACGGTATGGCCGCTACCTCAGACATCAGATACTTATACTTTTGTCTATTGGCGCCTACGCAGAATGGACGATGCAGGGTCACCTGCGACCAATACAGTTGACGTACCCTTTAGATTCTATGAGGCATTGATTGCGGGTCTTGCAGCTAAATTAGCACTTAAAAAAGCACCAGAAAGTTTATCTATGCTTAAAGCTCTAGCGGATGAAGCCTTTGATTTAGCAGCGGCTGAAGATCGCGATAGGTCACCAATTCGTATGGTGCCTAGATTTACGGACTATAGATAATGGCTGTTCCTTACGCTAGAGGGCGGAAAAGCTTTGGATTTTGCGATCGTTGTGGTTTTCGTTGCAAGCTTGATAAAATGCGTAAACTTGTGGTTAAAGGAGATTTGGTTGATATTAAAGTGTGTGAAGAGTGCTTTGAGCAAGATCAGCCACAGCTTCATGTAGGTGAGCAACCTATGTGGGATCCACAAGCATTGCAATTTCCACGCCCAGATAATACTATACCAACAACGAGAGGGTTATTTGGCTGGAATCCAGTCGCTTCTCAAACAATACAATCCACGCTAAATAGCGTAACTATCGGAGGCTAACATGGCATTGCCAGATCCAAGATTAAGAATTCCACCCACAAAAACATCAGGGCAACCCATGCCACAGCAAAACGTAAATACACCCAAAGCGGCTATGAACCCAAATGTTTCACCCTTAGCAACACCAGGCATGCAACCTCAACAACCACAGCAGGTACCACAAATGAAAAAAGGCGGCACTGTTAAATGTATGAAAGCTGGGGGTGTTGTGTCAGCGGACATGAAGAAATCAGGGCGCAATGTAGCTCGCGCGGCTAATCAAAAAAGTGGTAAGTCAGTTAAAGTTGGTAGCACTCCTGTGGTAAAAGGTGGCGGTGTTATCGGTAAAACTAAACGCGGGTATGGAGCAGCTAGACGTGGATAAAGTTAAATTTGATAATATTAAACCCGTTCCTGTTCCTAAAGCTAATGGCTACCAAGATCAAATGAAAGGGGTGAAAACATCTGGCGTTAAAATTCGCGGGGCTGGTGCAGCTAAAAAAGGCTTCACCGCTAGAGGTCCACAGGGCTAAGGGGCTTCCTTTGAACTACACAGAATTAAGTGCGGCGCTTGTCGCATACACAGAAAATACAGGGCAAGACTTTGCTGATAACATCCCTACGTTTGTCCAGCAAGCGGAAATGCGTATCTATAATATAGTACAGCTTCCTGCGCTACGAAAAAATATGATGGGTGTTGTCACAGCAGATAACAAATATTTATCGGCGCCTGATGACTTTCTTTCTGTGTTTAGCTTAGCCGTAATTGATGGTACTGGTGAATATCAGTATATGCTTGATAAAGACGTTAACTTTATTCGCGCCGCATACCCAACACCTACGGCAACAGGGGTGCCTAAATACTATGCTATTTTTGGACCTCAATCTAATCAGGCAACGGAGCTATCGTTTATTTTAGGCCCTACCCCAGATGATGACTATGAAGTTGAACTACATTACTTTTACTATCCAGAGTCTATTGTCACAGCCGGAACTACTTGGCTTGGCGATAATTTTGATCCTGTACTTCTTTATGGCTCGCTAGTTGAAGCTTATACCTACATGAAAGGCGAGGCGGATTTACTTGCGTTATACGGACAAAAATATATGGAAGCACTAGCAATTCTTAAAGGGCTTGGAGATGGCAAACAACGCCAAGACGCATACCGATCTGGTCAAGCCAGAATAGCGGTGAAATAGTTATGATTACTCAATGTTTATGCAATAGCTTTCGTGAAGAACTATTTCAAGGTGTCCATAACTTTTCTGCTATTGGCGGTGATGTTTTTAAAATAGCTCTATACACTGACACTGCACAGATTGGGGCTACAACAACTGCATATACCACGACAGGGCAAGTTGTAGCTACTGGATATACCGCTGGCGGTAAAACGCTACTTGGGCAATCCATAACGGTAGCACAACCTCAAACAGGACCTCAGACATATATTACGTTTGATAACGCCGAGTGGACGGGTACAGATATAGTAGCTAGAGGTGCTTTGATTTATAATAGTTCGCAATCGAATAAAGCGGTTTTGGTTCTTAATTTTGGGCTTGATGTGTCTGCAACTGACGGGGTTTTTACAATTACTATGCCCGTAGCAGCCCCAAATACAGCTTTAATATGTTTTTCATAAATAGGTATTAATATGCACACAGAAAAAGTAGATGCACAAGACTCATTAGGCGCAACAACCCTTCTTGGTGGTAGTGTAGGCGAGCAACTTTCAGTTACAGGTCGATATGATGTTAAATGCCTAGATGCTGACGGTAATTTAAAATGGGAAGATTCAATCCAAAACCTTGTTGTTAACGTAGGTAAAGCTAATTTACTTAATGTGTATCTTGGCGCAGCAACACAGACAACCGCGTGGTATATGGGTCTTGTAGATAGTTCTGGGTTTGTTAACTATAACTCTGGTGATACTATGGCTACTCATGTAACAGGGTGGACTGAAAGCGCAGCCTATGATAACGCTACAAGACCCCAAATTACTTTTGGTACTGGTACAGCTTCAGGTGGCGGCGTTAACTCTCCAGGTACTGGCACTATTACAAATCCTTCTGCTGTAACATTTACTATGAATGCTACTGCTACAATCCAAGGCGCGTTTTTAACTACTAATAACACTAAGAGTGGTACCACAGGAACTTTATACTCAGCAGGTAGTTTTGCAATAGCACGAGGCGTTATTTTAGGCGACCAATTACTTGTAACATATACTGCTCAATCATAGGACATTCTTGTGGCTGGCGGTTGGGGTAGCGGAACTTGGGGGCAAGCTGGATGGGGTGACTCAGTCTATTCTGACAACCTCACTGAAACGGTGTCAGCTACTGATACCCAATATGGGACATTAACTCAAGCACAAACACTTACTGAAACAATATCGGCTACTGATACTGTAGTAGGTGGTAAAGCTGTAACAGGGGCTTTGACAGAGTCGGTAGTAGCTACAGATTCCCAATCTATTATAGTAGGTCTCAGCGCATCGGTATCAGAATCAATATCAGCAAACTCTAACCTATCAGCAGTTTTATATGCGGCATCAACAGTAACAGAGTCAGTATCAACATCAGATTCACAATCTACTGTACTCTA